AACGCCGAGTTTTTCTGGTCTCAGAGCTACTCGTACAAGCAGACCGAACAGGCGTACGGACGAATTGACCGCATGAACACGCCCTACACAGACCTGTGGTACTACCTTCCCATGTCAAATTCCTTCATCGATAAGGCTTTAAGGAGGGCTTTCAACGAGAAAAGGGACTTCAACGAGTCTGAGATGTCCGTTTAGTCCGACCTTGCCAAGATTTTTCGAAAAAACTTTCTATTTATTGCTTTACATAATATCTATATATCTCTTACGCGTAATAGGAAAAGTAGATATTACCTAAGACAATATTATAAAAGTTTTTCGAGAAAATCTTGGCAAAGATGATCAAGGAGGTTCGATGTCCCGACGAGAGCGATGGGTGCCGCTGTTGGGGTATCCGGGTTATTCAGCAAGTAGCCATGGCAACATCCGAAACGATAGGAGGTACCACGTCCTTACACCCGTCGTGCTTCCAGAACGGCGGCCGTTTGTAAGGCTCACGCTGGACGGCGTGCAGGTCGGCAGAAACGTGTCGAAGCTGGTTGCCGAAGCGTTTATCATTCCGGAACGACCGGACTGGACCACGCCTATCCATTTCGATGGAAATCTTCACAACTGCCATGTAGAAAATTTGGACTGGCGCCCTCGCTGGTTCGCCCTCAAGCACACCGAGCAGTTCCACAAGAGTCTTCCGGAAGTTGACGATCCAGTTCGAGATATCGACGAAAGGCGAGTCTACGAGAATCCATGGGCTGCAGTGTTCGCTGCTGGATTGTTGTACATGGATCTGCTCCTTTCGATTTACAACAAAACTTACGTCTTTCCCACCATGCACAAGTACGAATGGGCTTGATGCAAAACTAGATATTATCTCGCAGGAAAAACATGGATTATAATAGAAGGGACAGAATAAGCCTCTTTACAAGCACTCTGTTTTTCAGGAGGTGATCATGGCTAAACTGGAAAGTCAGTACAAGCGCGGCTTGAAGCAACGAATCGAAGACCGCTTTCGTGGCTGTCTGGTGTTGAAGAACGACGAACAACTGCTTCAGGGTGTCCCGGACATGATCCTTCTGTGCGGTCCCTGGTATGCAGTGCTCGAGGTAAAGCGAAGCGCCGACGCCCCATTCCGACCCAATCAGGAATACTACCTGAATCAGATCGTCGAGATGGGCGGCATTGCCTTCGTCATCTACCCCGAAAATGAAGAAGAGGTTCTCGATGCGCTTCAACAGTCATTCGAGGCTTGCGGATAGTCACGCATTCCTCAGTCCCAGTAACTATCACTGGGTGAACGACAATGAAGAAAAGATGGACATCCGGATCGCCACGTACTACGCCGCTCGTCGTGGTAGCGATTTGCATGACCTCGCTTCTCAACTGATCAAGCTCAAGGTGAAGTTGCCGGACACCGGTGAAACTCTCAATTCTTACGTCAACGACTGCATCGGTTTCCGCATGACTCCGGAACAGACGTTGCGCTACACCGACAACTGCTACGGCAAAGCCGACGCAATAGGATTCAACAAGAAAAACCAGCTTCGCATCTTCGATTTGAAGACTGGTGTTACGCCGGCCAAGATGACACAGCTGTATGTCTACGCGGCCATCTTCTGCTTGGAGTACAACTTCAAGCCGATCGAGATCGACATGGAATTCCGCATTTATCAAAACGATGATGTGGAAATCGAAAAGGGTGATCCCCTGATCGTCTCCCAAATCGTTTCTCAAATCGTATTCTACGATCAGCGCATCGATCAGCTGAGGATGGAGGCTTACGGATGACGACTTTCTCTGAGGACGCTTACCTGGCGCACTACGGAATCCTCCGTAAGTCGGGTAGGTATCCTTGGGGTTCGGGTGGTCCGGAATATGCGAGCAATCGCAGTTTCCTGGGCTACGTCGAACAGCTTCGGAACGAAGGCCTCTCAGAGGCAGACATTGCTAAAGGCTTCGGTGTCAGCACGACTCAACTCCGTGCCGCAAAATCGATTGCCAAGAACGAAGAGCGTCAGTCTCAGATCAACCAAGCTGAGCGCCTCCACGCCAAGGGTATGTCCAACACCGCCATCGCTGAGCGAATGAGCACTGGTGGAAAGACTGTTGGCGAATCCCAGGTTCGAGCCTTGCTCGCTCCGGGTGTGAAAGATCGAAACGATATCTTGCTGGCCACATCCAACATGCTTCGTGACGAAGTGGCTGCCAAGAAATACATCGACATTGGTACCGGTGTCGAGAACCACCTTGGGATGAGCAGCACCAAATTGGGTACTGCAGTGGCCGTCCTTACCGAGGAAGGTTATAAAGTTCAGTACCTGAAGGTGAAGCAGTTGGGTACTGGAAAACAGACCACCCTCAAGGTGCTGACCGCTCCGGGTGTCACATATTCGGAGCTCTCGAAGAATCGGGATCAGATCAAACAGATTGGTCAGTTCTCGGAAGACGGTGGACGAAACTATGTCCGCATTCAGAAGCCCTTGTCTGTCGATAGCAAACGAGTAGGTGTTCGTTATGCCGAAGATGGCGGAGCGGATTCTGATGGCGTCATTCACGTCCGCCCAGGTGTTGAAGATGTTAGCCTTGGTGGTGCCCGATATGCCCAAGTTCGAATTGCTGTTGATGGTACGCACTACCTCAAGGGCATGGCCATGTACAAGGACGACCTACCTGACGGCGTGGATCTCGTCTTCAACACCAACAAGCGGAATACGGGTAACAAGCTCGATGCAATGAAGGCGATGAAAGACGATCCGGATAACCCATTCGGTGCTGTCGTTCGTCAGAAGATCGATCTCAAGACCGGCAAGGTCAAGTCGGCAATGAACATCGTGAACGAAGAGGGTGACTGGGATTCTTGGTCCAGGAACCTGTCTTCTCAGCTTCTGTCCAAGCAGAGTCCGAAGTTGGCTCAGCAGCAATTGGACATGGTGCAAGAACGCAAGACTCGAGAGCTCGCAGAAATCAACGCCCTTACGAATCCGACCGTCAAGCGCAAGCTGTTGGAATCGTACGCTGATGATGTGGATTCTTCTGCTGTCAAATTGAAGGCTGCTGCCCTTCCTCGTCAGAGGTCGAGCGTCATCCTTCCAATCAACTCCCTCAAGGAGAACGAGATCTACGCTCCCAACTTCAGGGACGGAGAACGAGTTGCTCTTGTGCGGTACCCACACGGCGGCATCTTTGAGATTCCGGAACTCACTGTCAACAACCGCCACCCTCAGGCCAAGCGTGCTCTCGGTCAGGCTCGAGATGCAGTGGGTATCAATTCCAAAGTAGCAGAACGTTTGTCTGGTGCTGACTTCGACGGTGATACCGTTCTTGTCATCCCGAACAATCGGAAACAAATCAAGACCGCTCCTGCATTGGAGGGTCTGAAAGGGTTTGATCCACAGCGTGCGTACCCAGCATATGAGGGTATGAAGCGAATGTCAGCCCGAACCAAGGCTATCGAAATGGGACAGGTTTCCAACCTGATCACGGACATGACCATTCGTGGTGCGTCCACTCAGGAACTGGCCCGTGCTGTTCGCCATTCCATGGTGGTCATCGATGCTGAGAAACACAATCTGGATTGGCGTAGATCTGCTGCCGACAATGGCATCAGTCAACTCAAGGCCAAGTACCAAGGCGGACCACGAGCCGGCGCTTCGACGCTGATCTCTCGTGCTACTTCTTCGGTACGGGTAGCTGAAAGAAAGCCCCGCCCTGCAAGTGAAGGTGGCCCTATCGATCGGGCCACAGGCAAGAAGGTGTTCACCCCCACAGGGGAAACGTATACCGACGCCAAGGGTAGGACTGTACTCAAGACATTCGAATCAAGAAGGCTGGCCGAGACCAGCAATGCGCACACCCTATCTTCTGGTACCCCCATCGAGAAGGTGTACGCTGACCACTCCAACAAACTCAAAGCCCTGGCTAACCAGGCACGCAAGACCGCAGTCAACACCCGACCCAAACCGTACAGCCCTCAAGCAAAGAAGGTGTACGAGAACGAAGTTTCATCCCTCCGTGCCAAACTTGACATAGCCAAGCGAAATGCACCCCTCGAAAGACAAGCCCAGCTCATAGCAAACGCCGTGGTCCGGGCGAAGAGGGAAGCTAATCCTGACATGGAAGCTTCTGATGTTAAGAAGGTTCAAGGTTTAGCATTGGAAGAAGCTCGAGCTCGCATCGGCGCACGCAAGCAGAGGATCGACATCACTCCTCAAGAGTGGGCTGCCATCCAGGCAGGTGCAATCAGTAACAGTACGTTGAACCAGATCCTTGCCAATGCTGATCTCGATCGAGTTAAGGAACTCGCTACACCGAGGCAGCAACCTAAGATGACTGCAGTCATGGAGTCTCGTGCTCGTGCAATGGTTGCACTTGGCTACACTCAGGCTGAGATTGCAGATCAGATTGGTGTGTCTGTCTCTACCCTCAAGACTGTCGTGTGAGAGGAGGAAGCGTGGCAGTGCACATGTTGACAACAACGGACAACCCGTACAATCCATTCACTCAGTTCGATGAATGGTTTCAGTTTGATGCGGCCGCGGATTACAACACACCCCAGTATCTTGCCCGCGTCATCCACTCTTCACCTGATCTGTCAGATGCTGATCAGTCAGTAGCGATAGAGATTGCTATTGATGAGATCATCGAACTCAATGTTCTTGGAATTTATAGAAAAGTAGAAGCTCCTGCTGACTGGGAAGACGAAGCTTTGGTTTCGTAGTCAGAAAATAATTTTGGATAGAGGGGGGAGGGGGTCTCGCAAAACCACCACCCCCTCTGCAT